AGTTTGCGGTGTGTTGCGAGAAAAGAGCCCGCCCCCCACCACTGCAGTGCACCCCTTGTCAAGCACATGACCTGTGCTTGGGGTACCGAATGGCAGGACAATGACAGGTATCCAGTCAAATCTCGAGAAACGCAAGAGGTCGTGGTTGATCCACACCTCCCGTCACGAGCAGAAACTTACGGGGAGTTCCCCGTCTGGCTCGTCCACTAATCTCAGTGGGTTTCAAGAGACGGTTTCAGAGGGCCATCGCTGGCCCCCTCGGTTAGGAGAACCTTTCTTTGACAGAGGTGGACCGTTCGTAACTCGGAAGATAGATGTCAAGCAGATTAAGTCTGTAGACATCTATGCCGAACCGCCGGTCCTCCCTGGTAGCTATGAGTACGCCTTTGTGAAAGGCGCCCTCCCTACTCAGGTTATCAGTTCTCCGTCATCGCTCCTACCGCTTACCCTAGACACCCAGTTGAGCGCTGAGGGTGCGAAAGCACTCTCGGAAATGCGCCCGACAGCCCCTGTATCGGGGCTTGGTGTGACGATTGGTGAACTTAAGGAAGGACTACCGGCCATTATTGGTCGGGGGTTCCTAAAGGAACTTTTGTCCCAAGCTAAGCGTGACCGTCGTCTTCTCAAAGAGGGCTCTAACGAGTACCTCAATTGGGAATTTGGGTGGAAACCGCTGGTTTCCGATCTGAGAGATGCTTCTAAGGCGATTATTCGCTCTGAGAAGATCATCAATCAGCTCTACCGTGACTCAGGTAGAGACGTCCGCAGACGTTTCGGATTTCCTGTTTCTAAGGAAACCACTCTCCAGGCTTTAACGGGACGTTATACGTCCCCTCCTGGTAATGGCTACCTTACAAAGAGCCCCGGGACACTCATGGTATCTACGACCACAAGTCGTAATTTATGGGTGTCTGGGATGTGTCAGTACTATATTCCTCCATCGGATGATTTCCGATCGAGGATACAACGGCAGGCCATCGTAGCTAACAAGCTGCTTGGTCTCCGTCCTGACCCTGAGCTCCTGTGGGAGCTGGCTCCATGGTCCTGGCTCGCCGATTGGGTTTCTGACATCGGTTCCCTGATGGGAAACTGGTCCAGTTATGCCTTCGACGGGCTTGTGTGGAAGTACGCCTATCTTATGGAGCACCAAGTAGAGCGAAAGAGGTACTCGCTTGTTGGTCTCCGTACGTATAGGGGCGACTCCCCACCGTGCTCGATGACTGTGATTCGAGAATCAAAGCGTCGAGTGACGGCAACACCATTCGGTTTTGGACTTTCACTGGACAGCTTTTCGCTGCGCCAGTGGTCCATTCTCGCAGCCCTCGGCATTAGCCGGGGGGACATTAGTCGGCCGTAACCCGGTCGTAAAACCAGTTAGGGGTGTCCGGCTATGCTTGCCGACCCGCAGTCCGTGACCATTTCGGCCACACCGTACACGCTTGCTCGCACCTCGAGTGGTGTCAACCTTGGTGAATTCACCACGGCGGACTCCACGATCAAGGAACGCGTGCAGCACACGTACGGCGGTCGGACTCGCCGTCTCATCCGCATCGATCACAAGAAGATTGCCGCTGATCCTCTGATCAGCGCACAGTCTATCGAGTACTCGATGGGGTGTTACGTCGTTTTCGATCTTCCTCGGACGGGCTATACTGCCGCCGAGGCAAAGGCGATCTGGGACGGTTTTGCCGCTCAGCTCGCTGCCTCCTCCGGGGCCATGGTTACCAAGGTCCTGGGTGGAGAGAGCTAGCAGAGCGGTTGGCAGGTAAGTCGGGCTATGGATTCGACACCTCTTAAAGGGGGCCGATGAAAAGCCTGATTACCCTGACGACTAACGTGCTCCGCGATGTTGGGGCACTGTGTGGTGTCGATACGTCGAGAGACGAGCTCACTGTCTCTCGGCGTTGTGAAGAAGAGGGTGTTTCCTTCTTGGAAATCACCCTTCCCACCTTTGCAGAGGCGCTCGAAGGCGCACTCGCTAGAGGTGAGTGGGTCTCAGACTCCCTACCGGCCTTCGGCCGAAAGGGTGCTCTCCCTCGTTTTTTACGAGGGTTCGCAGACCTTATCTTCACAGAAGATGGTGCGGTTAGAGATGATGCGTCCTCCGACGCTGTGTATGCGATTCGCCAAGTTTGCCGCTTGCACAAGAAAGTGTTTGCGGTTTGCTCGGATCGCTATACTAAGCGATCGTTCGATGCCTTCATCGAATGTGAGAAGGATCTTGAGGAGCAGTGGCTTGACCCACGAATTCTCAACGAACTCGGGATCACCGCTGCGCGCTTGTTTGGAGACAAGCTTGCGCGCATCGATAGAGCTGTCTATAATGGACAGCTCATTCCCCAACACGGGCCTGGTGCCACCGCCGACCGAGTTCTGGGAAACCAGAAATACGATCGACTGTACTGGACGGAGCGCCTTAACAAGGTGGCCCCTATCCAGGAATTCCTCACCGCTCGATGGAGCGATAGGGAAGTGTCCCAGGTTGATCTTACTCCGCCCGGATCAGAGACTCCCGTTAGGGTTGTCGCTGTTCCTAAAACGGCTAACAAGGCTCGCATTATCGCGATGGAGCCCTGTACTGTGCAGTTCGCACAGCAGGCTCTCCTTCGCGAGTTTAAACGCGAATTCTCCAACTCGTCTGACTTCGTTGATCTTACTGATCAACAGGCGAATCAGAGAATGGCTCGGGTCGGATCGGCTAGTAACCTATTGGCTACTATCGATCTATCCGAAGCCTCAGACCGTGTTAGCGTCGCCCTTGTCGAAGCGGTGTTCGCAAGATATCCCAGTTTGCTGGAATATCTTCTTGCATCGCGTTCCACTCGGGCGAACGTACCTGGCCATGGTATTATACCGTTGGCCAAGTTCGCGTCGATGGGCTCGGCTCTGTGCTTTCCTGTCGAAAGCATCGTCTTCGCGACGATAGCCGCCTACAGTGTAGCACGGGACCGTTATCGTACCGTCCGACCCTCACGAGATGAGCTTTTCTCGCTCGTAAGTGAGGTCCGCGTGTTTGGTGACGACATAGTCGTACCTACCGCGGAGGCACCTACGTGTCTCCGTTTCCTTGTCGCTCTAGGCGCCAAGCCAAATGGGTCCAAGAGTTTCCTGGATGGCCCATTCAGGGAGTCTTGCGGACGGGACTACTACCTTGGCGACGATGTGACTGTTGTCTATCGCCGTCAGGGGATGCCCCGGACACGCCGGGACGTTGCCGAGATTGTGTCAACCGTGTCCCTGCGAAACCAGCTTTATCAAGCTGGTTTGTGGGGTGCCGCGCGGTACCTAGACGCCGAGCTGAGGAAGTTAATTCCTCTGCCGTCGGTTGGTGACGCTTCTCCAGTCCTCGGTAGGCACTCGGTCTTGAGACCAGAGGTCCACCGTTGGGACGCAGATCTCCAATCCCCGTTGGTTTGGGGAGCAAAGATCGTGTCCAAGGTCCCTCAGTCGCGAGTCAGCGCTGATGGAGCCCTACTGAAGTGCACACTTCCCCAAAGGGCTGAGCCCTTTGCGGATGTGGACCACTTGACACGTGCCCCGGTGCACTCGGTCGCGTTCAGGCCAGCATCGGTTTTGGTGGTTGGATAAAGGCCCTAGGAATGTAGCTTCTCTCGGGGAGTGTTATTCTTTGATGGTCTAACGGTCATGATTTCCGCTTGTCACGCGGGAGACCGGGGTTCGACTCCCCGTTGGGAAGAAGGGGGAGTCGGACTCAGAATCGGGAGATGGGGGGTCGAGGGAGGAGATGTATGCGGAGTTTGAGACCGTCGGTCGTTCAATCAGCACCTCGGTCACCACCACTTCCTCGTCTTCCGAACTCTCCCGTCGA